TTAGATCTTTGCGTAGTTTGAGTCTGTAAAGAATACAGACAATCCCTCGTGAACCAAAGTCATGGTTTCAAATAGGATTTCATTAGCGCCAGCATTTAGATCTTGGTAGGCCAAACTACTAATCCAAGCGTTATGAACTTTGAAGCCCATCTTTGGGATATTGTCATCTACGTTTGAGGTAGATGCATTATTTGCTGCGTTTGGGTGATCCATTACATAAATGTTGATGTCAACACGAAATCCTGTATTAGATCCTGTAGACAACCCATCCCCAGCTGCTGCGGCAAATAGCCCACGCATCCAAGTAATTGCTTGATCATTTCCGTACATAGTGCCACGTTGTAACGTAATAGGGCTAAACGTAGTCATGCCTGGAATTTGGTGAACAGTAGTGTTATACCCACCTTCACGATATGAAATTGGTTGAGTATTGATGTTTAATCCACTAATATAAGTGAACCCACCAATCCAACCATCTGATACTCCATTTTCTGGCATCTTATTTGTAGAAGATGTAAGAATTTTGGAGCTAAACGTATTTCCAGTGCCAGCTTTAGTAAATTCAGCGTAGAACCGAAAGTTACGTAACGGGTCAGTGGCAATCGTAGAAAAACGATTAATTAAGCTGCTTGTCATGTTTGTTTATCTCCTCTTTACGCTACAGTAACGGTTGTTCCACCGTCGTACTGGCCAATTTTGATAATAACGAATTCAGCTGGACGTTGTAAAGCAACACCAACCTCAATGTTTACTTCGCCATTATCAATACTGTTTTGTGTATTATTTGTTGAGTCAATTCTAACAAAGAATGCATCACTAGGTTTAGCGCCTTGTAGGCCGCCTTGTGACCAAAACTCTGTTAAGTATGAACTAATTGATGCATTTAAACGGCGCCATAAAGCCGCTCCGTTTGGTTCAAATATTGCAAATTGGGTAAGCTCAATTAATGATTTACGCAGATAAATTAATGTTCTACGCACTGGTACGTAACGATCAATATATCCAGCTTTAAGTGTACGAGCACCCATTACAACAATTCCAGCGCCTGAAACATAACGAATTGCATTAGCAGGAGTTTGTGAACCATTTAATAGGTCTAGTTCAGTATTAGTTAACGCACTAATTGACACTGCTCCAGAAATACGTGCTAACAGTCCAGCAGGGGCTTTATAAACACCTCGTGAAGCATCTGTACGAGCATAAAGTCCCATTACGGCCCCACCAGCTCCAATAGTTTTAACTGCATTAGTTGCTGATCCCATACCTACTGTTGGATCACTAATTGTAATCCGTGGGTAATAAACAGCAGCTTGAGAAGAAGTTGAATACGAACTATTTAACGTAATTTGATCAGCAGCTGTTCCAGTTTGTCCGTCAATAATTACAAACACGTCGCTACGACTTTCGGCATACGCAATTACATAATTAATAGTGGTTGCGTCTGTATAACCAGGTACGTTTAATAGTAATGACTGCGTAATTGTGTTATATAGACTTAATGCTGTATTAATAATAGCTGGCGTAACAGATGAACCATTTGCCCCAGAAGCTAAAGATAGGTTTGATGCTAACGCTGGATTTTTAGTTGGAGAAACTGAAGCTGAACTTAAATCCGTCACTGTTATATACTTAGATGATACATTAATTACGCTAGGTGCATATCTTGCGTTAGTTGTATCCATAGTAAGGTCTGGAAATCTTTCAACAATATCGGAATCTGTTGTTCCTCCGTTGTATAGTGTTAAATTAAAATATCCAGTTGAGTTTGAATCTGTAATAGATACATTTAGACTATTGCCCCAAGTACCAAAACTATTAGCGTTTATTCTTAATGTGGCTATTGGTGACCCAGCTCTATCGCTTAAAGTACGTGTTGCTAGTGCTGCGGACGTGCCAACTACGCGAGTTATGTAGGCACTAGAACCGCCATTTACAAAAAACATGTAAACAGCAATAGGTAAATCATTGTTTGTTATTGTATTCCAAGAACCAAACTTGGATACATAATCATTCCAGTCTCTTACTAGAGTAGGACTTGTTGGACCACGATCATTTGCGCCCACGAACGCAGACACTGTATTAGAGTTAGGACCAACAACTGGTGCAATTGGGTTTAACGTTTCTTGAACGTACACCCCTGGTCTTTGTACATTTGCCATTATATCTCCTTAGATTTTTACCTGAATTACGAATATTAGACGGGTTTGTAGCGGGACGGAATATGCGTAGTTGTTTTGTTTATTTTTACTGTGCTTACTGTATTTTCTGCAGTAAGAGCTGTTTGCGGAGTCATCTCACTTACAATACGAACAGAAAACACATTACGAAGCAATCGACGATTTCCAGTTTCATCTTCAACTGCATCTCGTTTAACAAATCCATCTAAAAACATGCTACGTGCGCTGTACTCAGTGCCAAGTTCATTTTGAACCCTTATGTAACCAAATTTAGATGGAAATTTATTTAATAGTTGAAACATTAATGCTCTATCGTGTCGTGGGTGCCTAGAAAAAGAAGTAACTTGATAGGAAAGATCATATGCAACAGGTATGTCGTAAGCATATACTTTATTAGCTCTTAGGGCCGCAGTTCCTCTGTAATCATTGTCTGAAAGTCGACCAGAAGTTTGACGATCATTTGCTGGCACAATGTCAATTAAATCTATAGTAAGAAAAGGAAAAGATTGATCGCGTATTTCAACGTCTGGATAACCAAACCATACTTTTACTGGTCTAGTTGGATTTTTTTGATCAGCAACAGTAAGACCATCTAAGTAGGTTTTTAACGCTAAGTCCTCAGCAATAATAAATGGATTTCCCATTACCAGACTCCCCCCGCTCCAGTTTTATTCATATAATCCATAACTCCATTTTTTGTCTCATTAGACAGTGTGCTTACAGCACGGTTTATAAATGGTCGTATTACAGAGTTTGGTGACTCGTTTGTAGAGCCGTACTCTAAGTCTTCAATTCTTTGCTTTAACTGATTTGGGTAAGAAACGTAAACGCTTCCATTATCATTAATTACTTCTAGGGCGTTAATTAATTCTCCAGGCCAATTAGCGGCACGGGCAATTTCGTGCAAAGACATAGTTAGTTCATGAGTCACAGACTCAGCTATGTCAGAAGCTAAATTATGGGTTGATTTATTTTTTGTTAGCACTTTTTTTATACCCTTTATAAGAAAGAAACGCGGCAATACCTAGCAATACTTTATTCTCAGTTTCCTTGCTTGGGATGTTGTCCGTTATCCCTTTAATGAAGTCCGCGGCAGATGGGCGGTCTATCTTATCTTCATTCATGGCAGGCTCCTAAGGAGTAGCAGGGTATATCGCAAGGGTAGTGCTTTGACTCCGCACGGAATCATCTTTAGTATAAAGCAAAAAGGCCCCTTTCGGGGCCTTAGGGCTTACTTCTTTTTAATCTTTTTTGCTAACGCCTTGTCTAACTTAGCGTCTTCTTTCTTAGATGGCTTCTTTGCATCCATCTTCTTATCTTCTTTCTTAAACGCGCCTTTTTGCTTTGGGCTCATGCCCTTCATTACTTTTGCATCTTGCTTCTTATCAGCCTTTTTGCAAGCTCCGTTACATCCTGGTTTAGAACAACCACAGCCACATGATTTACACATATTACATACCCTTCTTTCTATTCATTGATTGTTTTTTATTTGATACTTTAGTGCTTGCTTTTTTAGCAAACTTTTTATTAGCAGCGGGTAAACTTTTCATTCCGTGCTTATTTTTAGGCATTCCGCATCCACAGGTAGCGCACATTATTTTTTCTTCTTTGATCGAAGGGCAGCAAAGTCAGATCCTTCTAACTTACCGTTTTTGTTTACATCAAGTTTCTTTTGCTTAGGAGATAGTTTTTTAGATCCTTTTTTGCAGGCACCTTTACATCCTGGCTTAGAGCATCCGCAACCACATGATTTACACATTATTTAGCCTTCTTTTCTCTTAGTCGTTTTTTGTTCTTTAATCCACGTTTTTGACGTGTCTTAGAGATCTTATTGTTATTCTTTTTCACTTTTTCTTTTTTTAACCTTTACTTTGGCGGGTAGTTTTTTACCTTTAGGTGTCTTATCTTCCCACTCTTTAGCCATCTCAGGGCGCTGAGAGTACATAAATTTTCTTTGGGCTTGCGATTTAAATGGCATTAGAGTCCTAACTGTTTCTTGGGGTACCGTCAAAATTATACTCGAACTCTTCAGTAGATGGGTTACCACCATTAATGAAATCGGGTAAATTAAATATAGGACTAGTTATTTGTCTAGCAATTGGAGGTGGGACTGATAACGGATCGTAATTAGGGATGGGGTCTCTAGGGCTTCGGTCAACAAGACCCAAAAATTGAAAGTCATTAACCATTTCTTCAGAGGAAACTTGAATGCAGTCAACCACAACAAGCGTAAAAGTTTCAGAAACAATTCCCCTTTGTTGCACATAGAAAGGTCTATAAAGTTGGTTTTTCCACAAAATTCTACCTCTATTTTCAAGGTCAGGGTTTCCTAAGACTCCTGGATCTATTTTATCAATATCTCTACCATTAAGAGTTAAATGCAAAGTGTCTGCACTATAAAAACCGCGTTGAGATGTAGGAACTTTGCCTTGTGAGATAACCGCTCTAACTACAGGAAGTGAATACGGACCACGCCACGCTTTACCAAAATCTTGTGATGCTGTTTCGTAAATAGGATCAACTACAGTATTTCCTGGATCATAAATAAACCAAAGTGCGTTAGTTCCAACTGGATTTTTTAAATCAGCGTCTATGCCATCTTGCATAGAATTTATTTCAAAATCAGAGTTAAATCTACCACCAGGGGTATAAGCACGACTCATTAATTGTCCCTACGTATAAGTATTTAAATTATCCAATATAGGGCTAATTAAAACTAGTTAAAGCACTCTTTATTTCTTATAGCAAGGCTTGGGTTTACCCATATCTGGTCTTCCATATTACTTCCCCATTCATGGGAAGTGTCAACCAACACAAACCCATTGGAGGTCATAAACTCAACAATCTTATCTTTAGTGACATGCTCTGGGTGTAATTGGATGCTTTCTGTTTCTAAATGGAATAATCGTACGTCTTTAAGCCTGTCGCCAAACCCTTGAAGCACTTGCCAGCTGTAGCCTTCGGTATCTACCTTGACTACATCAATAATTCCTGTATCCGCTGTTTTAGCTAACAGGCTATCTGCTCGGCTTGTTGAGACAATAATTTCTTTTGTTTTTCCTTCGTAATAGGAAGGCGGCGGGTTTATAGAAGCTTCTTTACTAAAAATAGATGAGGTACCCAAAACCTCAATCGCGTCAGAGTTAACTTGTGTAAAAGTTGTTTGCCCGTCTTTATCTGTAATAGCGCATTCATAAATATACATCCAAGGGTATTTATCCCTAGTAAGTTTAATACATTTAGGGTTAGCATCTACGGCAATAACTTTTGTTCCTTGAAGTTTTTTGTAAAGGTAAAAGGCATCATCTCCATCTCGTGTCCCGATATCCATAATAAGAGGAGCTTTAACACCAAAATATTTACGATAGTTAGTAATGATTGGTTCTAAGATGTCAATGTCATCTGGCGTGTCATCAATGGTTTTAAGGTTAGTGTGTATAGCAGAACGGTAACTCTGATCAATATTTTCTGTAAGAAGTTTTTTAAACTCATTTATGGCTTCATCTTTACGGCCTATCCACCAACCACTTACCGCTTTTTCAAAACGCAACCCATACTCGCCTGGATAATCAACCCATACAGGAAGCGGCCCATTTTTTAAATAACCAAAAGATAAACCAACTTCCGCCATGGTATATGCCTCTTGCCATTTTTTATTTTGTTCATACCAACGAGATAAAAGGAACCAAGCTTCTGGGCGTGATGGGATATATGCAATAGCTTTAAGGTAAAGGTTAACAACAGTCGCTTCTCTATTTTTTTGGTTGCTAAAACAGTATGCCGACTTAAGCAAAGAGGCGTATACATACTCAGGGTGTGAGTAATAGCCATACTCAGCCGTGCGAAGGTAAAAAGAAACAGCTGATGCGGTTTGTCCAATTCTTTCGTATTCTATAGCAGTATTAAAACTAAGAGCAGGGTTAAATGGATCTTTAGATAAAGAAAGAATTAAACTATTAATATTGTTACTCATAAAGAGCCTCTGCAATCATTTCATTTACAATACTTGTAGGAACTTCTAGTATAAACGCGGCATTATCTTGAAACCCAAAGCTAATAAGTAAATTATTGTTGTAAATAGCAGCTCCCGCACAAAACTCAATTTGACCATCAAGGAAAGACCATGACTCTGGAGATAGGCCTATAAGTTTAAAGTTTTTATCCCATACGCATAAACGGTGGCGGTAAGTTCCATTTTTTTGTTTTAAATAGTTATTAAAAAGTACAACTTCGTGGGTAATAGCTATGTAATATTCACCCCATTTAATTACTTGAGAACCACCACGTTGGTCAGCATTAGCCACAGCACCTTTTTCAAGAGATACTTGACTACAAGTAACTTTATTTGGGTCTGCCTGCACTACTTCTGTAGGAACTGTCCATTTAACATATTGAAAATCTTTATCAAGAATAGGCATCCAATTTTTTTCACAATAAGACGTTTCATCAATAGGCGCGGGAATACGGGTGCGTTTTATTTCCTTAGCTGTCCATTTAACTTTATCAATTTTTAACTCTGAAAGTTCCATACGTCCTTGTCCGTTGGTTGTGGTATCCCTACGCACACCTGTGCCATAGTATTTTCCACCCCATTTAACAAGACGGGCATCCTCTAATCCTACAAATGTCCAAATAGGCTTTACATCTAATTTTGAGGTGTCTATAAGGCAGACGTTAGTGATGTTAAAGTCTTTATCTAACCTCAGTAAATAATTAGCTGTTACAAGCCTTTGATCTTCTTCTGGATGAAGGTAAGACAAAGGTCCCCAAATACTAGGAAACCGTTGATCATTTTCTGCGTGGTATAGCGTGTAATTAATATGACGTAATATGCATAATAAATCCCCATCATCATCTACAAAAATAGATGGGTTCATTAAACCAGTACCAGCTGTTAGTTTACTATCTATTATTAAAGGAGATAGCTTTCCGCCAGCTACGGATGTGCGTTGCACTAGATTCATTGCGCCATATTAGCACAAAGAAGTACTTAGTTAAAAGTTATACCTAAAGATTCTTGACGAGATCTAATTAAATCTCTTACTCTAAGGGCTGCAGCGTTTACGTCAACAATCTCACTAGATTGAATATTAATCATATCTTTTACTTTTTCATAGTGCACGGACTCAGTAACTGTTTTTAAAAAGTAAACTGTTTCAGTTGATTTTGTTCCGTCATCAAGAATAATGTTTTGAGTTTCGCTGTTAACTTCAGCAAGAGTAATAGAATTTACATCATATTCTGGTCTTGCGTCTTTAGCAATATACTCAATTACTTTTTCAGGATTAAGCATTAAATTTTCAAAAGTAAATGGCATAAGTTTGTTTAAATTTGTTTCAACATTGTTTAGATAAACAAGTGCTTTATCAGAACAATATTTAACAATTCTGTCTACATCATGTTGGGAATACTTTGTATCTTTAGTTCCTCTGTCTAATATAGTAATTGTATTAGACAATATAGAATCAAATCCAGAGCGAACAACAACTACATTTGTGTTTTCTTCTTCTACAGGTCTATCGCTTTCTGCTTTAATTCTTGCAGTTGCTGAGCCTATGTCAGACGCCTGTAAGCTCTTATGTAAAAAGTATCTACCAGTGCGCGGTGCGCTATAAATGTAAACTTTTTTAGTTGCCATGCATTTAGTATACTATTTTTACTCTTGTCCGTCTGAGTTTATTACATTTTTAGTATTGTGCCACCAATGAGGTAATGAGTACCTAACCCCTGATTTTATAGGAAATACCTCATGTACATATATAAAGTTAGAGGGGAAAAATACAATACTGCCCGCTTCTGGCTTTATAGTTACTTTAGACTGTGGGAAAGATATTTCTCCCCCAGTGTAATCATCATTCAAGTAGATTACGGCTGAGAGGGCCCTACTACTTACCCCAACATCTTGATGCGGAGGGAGATGTCCGCCCTCCTCGTATCTCAATAGGTGAAGGCTATACTCTCTTGACTTTAAATTTGCCTGCGCAAAAGGATATAAAATAGATGAATAATGCTCTTTTGCTGCATCTAAACCTTTATATAAAGAGTTAGATATTTCATATAAATCCTCATAATAAAAATCTCTTTTTACTATATTTTTAGGTTCTGGCAGAACCGTTTTATAGCAAAATACTTTACTGTTATCTCCGCTTGAGTAGCCCCAAGGCTCCCACCCTCTTGTTTGTGTTGGGTTATTAGCGTGATTTTTATTATTAAATTTAGTAATTAAATCGTTAATTTTTACTATTAGTTCATTGCTATTTTGTATAGCATTTTTATAATAAACAAGTCCTAGATCTAATACCTCATAGTCAAAATTATTCATTATGCGCCGTTGGTTTATATAAATGAGCTAACCATTCAGTTGTTTCTTCCCCTAAAAAGTCTGGGTCAACAAATTTAGGTATAGAGGTATGCATGTAAAGGGCTGTGTGCCTGACTCCGCTAGTTATTTCTGTTATTCCGTGAATATATTCTGACCCAGCGCTAGGAAAAAACACGGCTGATAATTTTTTTGGTTTATACACAAAGTCTTGGTTCGGGAAATATATTTCTCCGCCAGTATACTCAGAATAGTCGTTTAAATAAATAATAGTGCTAAACTCAATAAAAGGTTCTCTTCCTTGGGCATCTATATGAAGATCTCCTTTTGTTCCAGCAGTCCAATAAGAACCGAATGCTTTATAAACATATATTGGGTGCTTAAATCCATTAAGTATTTTATGTTGCTCATTAGTTAATTTTCCATATTTAATTAATAAATCCATAACTGTTTTATTATAAGGAAAAGCTGTACCGCCAAATCTTTTTTTATAGTATTCAGGGTACGGCGCTACAGAAGACGGAGACTTTTGCTCAGATATTAAAGTATTAGCATCTTCTTGGGTAATAAAATTATCTATTACGGTTATTCTATGCATAATTTAAGGCCTTAGTTCGTGCAACTCATAGTGAAATCTAGTCTCATACCCCTGTCCAACATTAAGTTTAGGTTTTTTGTACGGTACATCATCTGTCTCAAAAGGCAATTCTTTCATGTTTTCTATTTTTATACTATGAAAGTCATTAAACATTTTAGTATCAAATTCTCCAGCATTTAACCTTTTAACAAACGAATTATGCCCATGATACTTTGAGCAAGGATCGTATTCCATTTTAATTAATGTATTTTTTGTGTAAACGCTACTAGGTAACGATTTAATTTTTATATTATTTTTATTAAGCAATAGTGTAAGTATAGGAGCTTCTATATAATCTACCACATCATAGCTGTGGTGAATTAATGGTGTAAGGTTTCTAGGTAAAAATATAAAGTCTTTATCTATCCAATAAGAGATAGTTGGTTGAGTGCTATTTTCCCGCACGTCTTCAATAAAAAACTTATTAATACTTAATTTTGGTATGCCCGCTCCAGATAAAACAGTATCGTTATCTATAGCTTCTATGCATTTATCGTCCCAACCATCTGTTAATATCACGTTGTCTGAGATAGATAAAAAGTAGTCAAACTCTCCATACAGTAAACGATTTCTAAAATGAGCGCGATGATGCCTATTTTCCCAGTTTATATGGTAATAGGTAACGTTACTTACATCACGTTTTTTTGAATAACGAGTAAAACGCCCAGCATTAACTTTATCGTATATGTATAGACTTATCTCATTATTGGCTTTGTCTAAAACAGAGTCACAAAAATCAAATAACTTTTTATTTTTATACGACTGGACAAATACTTTTATTTTTTTAGACAAGCGGAAACCAGTGTTGCTCAGTGGCTTTGCCTGCAATAAGAGAGCCTAGTGGGGCTATGTCGTACGCCAATGTAATTCTTGGTCCATCCCAATTCCAATTTGCCATAGCGTGCTCATGCCCCATTTCAGAGACAATTAAAACGTTATCTACGTTATGGTTTTCAATCTCTGTTGTAGTTTTTGCGTTAAAGTCATTTATTTTGTACCACGTAATTGAAGGCTCAGCCTTTATGCAGTAGTATCCGTGAAAATTAGGTGCCCATGGTCTACCGTGATCATGCCAATCTAATTTTCCGTCTTCTCCTCTGTTATTATTTATGTTAAACCAGCCTTGAATCATGTATTGCTGTGCGTCAAAATCTACTCCATAATATTCGCATGCATCTAATACACCTTGTTTAACTCCTTTTAGTACTTTATGAATACCTTTGTGATGGAATTGAAATACGTTGTATTCTCTCCACTTAATGGTAGTTATACTATTGCTTTCTACAAACTTTTCATCATCTCGAAGAGGAATGTTAGAGATTTGTTTATGTTTTTCTTGTAAAAACGCAGCTAAATCTTCTAAATTATTGTCTAGCGTAACTCTAAAAAATTTATGAGGTTTGTTATACGCAGGAACTACCTTTTGGTAGGGATTTCTACTTAAATTTTCTAATTTACTTACTTTTTGCATATTGTTTTCCATACTTTTCTCCTTAGTATTTTTTCTTTTTCCAAATATAATCACGGTAGTAATGAGAAATTTTAATTCTTCTTTTTTCTTCTTTTATCTGTTCTTGCTCTAACGCTTCTGGGGAGGTATCGTAGGTAAGTTTCCAGTCATCTCTTTTTATCGGCAACATTTGAAATAATGGGGTTCCTTTTTCTATAGTGCCTATAAAGTTTCTTTTTAGATAAAAGGGAATAAATCCAGCTAATCCCCAAACATCAGAATCTACTATAGCCGCAGGAACATAAAATGGCAATTCAGGCCTATTAAATGGGTGGCATATTAAAGTAGAATACCCCTCAGGAGTTAAATAGTAAGCTTGCATTCTCCAGCCAAACTGTATTGGGTGGCAGTGTTCGGGAACGGAATTATCAATTACACCACGCATATCTAATAAATTAGATACGGTGTTCCATTTTAAAATTGGTGCGCCTTTTTCACTAAGGTCAACGGTTACGTCTTCTGGAAGCCTATAAATGTATCCAGACGTCATTGCGTCAAGAAAAGGCCCACATAGTTTTGTAGAGGTATCTGTTCCGTCGCTTCCTTTATTATTAATAGGCCTAATTTCTTTTAAAGAGTGTTTAGTGCCTTTATCATAGGGCGCCAAATCTTTATACCATTGTGGGAGAGCGTTAACCGCAGGAACAATATCAGAGTATTTAGAGATTTTTTCAACGTCTGTTTCGCCAACTAAACTATCTCTAGTTGGTATTAACCTAAATTCGTTGGTCATCATACTCCTTAATTAGTAGTTCAATTGTTTCTGGGTCTTCTACATCAAAAGAATACATTTCTGTGCCTATCTCAATAATACCATATTCGTCATCTCTCATGTGATCTCCTTTAATTTTAAAAGAAAAATGAACAAATTCACAATCAATAAATTCGTCATTTAAGTCTTTTTTCTTAAAATTTATTTCTTTTGTATAGACAGTAAACGCGGAACTGTTGGAATAGGCCTTTACCGTAATGTCTTTGTTTAAAATCCAAGGAGTATAAAATCTAAACATATAATTAAAGCAATCATCTTCAATGTCTGCTTTAAAGCTAGAAGGGTAAAAGTGACGTTGCATTGTTCGCTCTACTGGATATATTATTTTTTTATTGTTTTCTAGCCCTAAGAAAAACTCAGAATGGGTTCTTTGTGTTAATGTTGCAACATTTCCATTAATTTTTAAATCTGGTTTGTTACCAAAGTGTATTACATAAGGATTTACTGGAATTAATAATTTATCTTCGTACCCGTACGCTTTAATTTTATTAAATTTTCTCCATCCTTCTCGAACTCGTTGGTCAACAACTATTTTATAAAAAGGGTCATCATGATATGAAAGCCAAGCTGCTGATCCAGCTAAGGTTCCAACAGTTAATTTACTTAGGCTCATTTATATACTTTATTAGATCTAAACATTCTTTTATACCCGCCCATAAATACTGTGCTTAATTTATATCGTTGAAAGTCTAACAAATCATGAACAACAACATCCCTAGCAATTTCTGCTTCATAGTCTTCTCTTTTATATGGAATTACCTGCACTAATGGGGTTCCCTTTTTAATTTCCCCTTTAAACCCTTTTTTAACATAAAAAGAAAATAGCCCATCACTTAAAAAAGTATCAGTATCAATTATTCCAGGAACTAAAGTAACACCTGAAAGGTCAGAAAATTGTGGTTGTATAAATATAGAACTATAACCTTTTTGGGTTTGTACTAACCAGATTAAGTTTAATCGTAAAAGGTCTTTGTGATACATGTCGTCAATTGGAAGGTTACTATATTGCTCTATGGCATGAACTCCAGTTAATCTATTTTTAGCTAAAAAGCTAGAAAACTCAGTAACTATTTCATCACCAGTTGCATCAATATAAATGTCACAAGGAACTTTTAGGACATAACCTGCTGTCATTAAATCAAAAACTGCAGGACATTTTTTTATAGTTGTGTGCTTTTTTCCAAATTGAGGCGTAGAATCATTCCCACGATAACTATGTTGTTTTTTAAACCATTCAGGTATATTTTTTGATATTGCCTCTGGCTCTGGGAATGCGTCTTTTATTTTTGGAAAAGAGGACAAGAACTTTATTTTTACAGACTTTTTTTTCATATGTAAAGTTTACCTTTTTACGTTTAATTGGTCAAACTTTTGTTTTTACTTATCTCCGTCTGGGTTAGAGTATGTCCATCTATCAAATACAAGAGTGCTTCCCATAAAGAAGTTTTTATGAGGCTCACATATAATTGAGTACGAGCTAACTTCATCTGGAAGAATAACATCTTCTATTAGCTCAATTGGAACAAATTCTTTCTTTTCATAAGAAAATGTTAAATATGTACTATCTAAATTTCTAGCTTTTTCAAAAAGAACTGTATCTTCCTTTTTAACTAGTACTCTATGAAATTCAGTAAGAATTTGACCATTAATGTTAATGAAGTGTGTGGCTGGATTAATCAAAATTTCTTTGATTGTAGTCTCAACAATTGGGTAAGACTTAATCTTGTCTTCAGTAGAAAACCAATCTTTCCAATTAGAGTCGTCACCTGTTAGTTTATCCGCGCCTTCAATATCTAATGCTAAAAGTTTATCTCCTACTTTTAACTCTCCAACTTTAGCAAGTCCGTTTTCTACAGTTAATAGCTCAGTTGACCAACCAAGAGACCAATCACCAAAATCAAAGAAACCAAAGAAATCATAAAATCCAAATGGAGAGAATGAAAAGCTTTGAGTTGTTACGCTACTGCTTAAGTCTGAATATGTACCAGTACCATTAGCATTAACGGCTGCAACAGAGTATTGGTGGTTTGTTCCGCCAGGCTCTGAGCTATCGTAAGTAGTTACATTTCCTACGTTAATTACCCCATTATCATATGAATCTTTTAACAAATAAGCAGTAATGGATGATCCGCCGTTATTTGGGGCGCTCCAAGAAATTCTATTCATTTCATTGTCAGGTGATGAGTTACTTGGTGTTCCTACTTTTGCAGGAACAGAGGATGTAGTAACGGTATTAGAAGTATTTGAATCTAGTGACTGCCCTCCCACATTATTTGCTCTTACATAAAAATTTGTACTTCCTTGTAAACCAGTAAAACGTAACGGAGATGATGAACCCGTAACGCTAGTGCTTTGACTGCTATAGGCTGTATAATTAACTGGTGCTGGTCCATCAGCTGGAACAGCAAATGATACATCAATAGCAGTACTTCCATAAGCTACGCCACTGCCAGATGTTATAACTGTTGCAGTTACGCTAGTTGGTGCATCTGGTTTTACTTGAGAAATACTAAATGTTCTATCTGTTCTAGCGGACTCATGTACCTGTGCGCGTATTGTAAATCCATAAGGTGATCCATTAGATGTAATAGGAGTTCCCGAAATAGATCCATTATCTTTATTAAGGGTTAACCCCGTTGGTAAAGACCCAGAAACTATTGAATATTGAAGGGTGCCAGTGCTGCTGCTATCTGTTGCAGATACGCTTACGCCGTAAGATACAGTCCTTACCATATTATCAAGCGCTCCAGCTGAAGTAACCCATGTTGGATTTGCAGCAGTTGTTACTGTTGTAATATTAAAGTTATTTTTGCTAGGTGAGTTTACCCCAGGGTTTTGTACAGTCATTGTGTATGGTGCATTGATTGGACTAAATAAGTCTGGTCTAACAACAACAATTTCAGTAGCAGAGTTTCTTGTTACAGATTTAGCATTGTATGTTGTGTTGTTTTTACCAGTAAATGTAACGGTAACATCTCCAGCAAAATTTAAACCTGTTACAGTAGTTGAACTATTAATAGATGGCAAAGAGTAAGTGCTTAAAGATGAAATTACAGGGCCAGCTTTTACTTCACTGGTTTCTCCTGTAGATGTGTATGTTGCTTTATAAGCAAAATTAATAATGTCATCGATTGTTCCACCAAGGGTAACAACCTTGTTAAAAGGCTTAGATGCGGTAATTGTTAATGAGTTGCTTGAGTATCCAGCTAAAGATCCGTCTGAGGCAATTAAGTAGATATCAAGTGTTAAATCACTAAGACGAGAGGTTAAAAGATAATCACCAGCTAAATAATTTACTGTAGCGTCATATGAGCTAAAGGTTGAAGAGATATGAACATTAAAATCAGCTTGTGCTACACCTTTACTAAAATTACTAATAGCCATTAGCTCAACTCCGTTCCAAATAAATTAAATGATAATCCCTGGGCACTAGCATACACTGTAACCACATCAGTTGTAGCTAATGTTGCGCCAATTGTAATAAATGTAGTATCTGATGGTAAAACAGACGCATCGTAGACAACATAATGCTTTGACGCTAATGTTTCACCAGCTGGTCGCACAGCAACTCTACAGGTTAAGGCTCCTGCGGTAGTGTTACAAACAGTAAGAGTTGAAACTACTGTTGAAGTACTTGCTGGTACTGTATATAAAGTTGTAGCAGTAGCAGCTGCTGGGTAAGATTGCCCAAGAACTTTATACGTTGCCATACTTTTCCCTCTTTCTGTTGTAAGTTATATTACTATAAGCCACTTAGTAAAAATGGATGAAATGATTCTCCACCACTAGTGACCGAGCCCCAAGATGGTGTTGTTCCATTAGTTGTTAAATATTTACCAGAATTTCCTGTTTGTGTTGGATAAGAGACACCTTGAGCGCCAGTAACACCTTGAGAACCTGTAGCTCCTTGCGTTCCTGTTGTGCCTTGTGCTCCCGTAGTACCTTGAGTACCAGCTCCAGTTGCACCTTGTGTTCCCTGAGTACCTGTAGCACCCTGTGTACCAGTCGTACCAGTTGTACCTTGAGTACCAGCTCCAGTTGTGCCTTGTGTTCCCTGGGTTCCTGTAGTTCCTTGAGCACCAGTAGAACCTTGAGCACCTGTATTACCAGTTGTACCTTGTGTTCCTGTAGAACCCGTAGAACCTTGAGTACCAGTGTTTCCTTGAGCACCCTGAGCACCAGTAGTACCTTGCGCTCCAGTTGTTCCCTGCGCTCCAGTTGTTCCCTGCGCTCCAGTTGTACCTTGAGCCCCGTTAGTTCCCTGAGCTCCAGTAGTTCCCTGAGCGCCCGTAGTGCCTTGAATGCCCTGGTCACCCTTATCGCCAACTCTTGCAAATGTTAAGTTAGCACTCGATGCGTTAGAAAGCGATAGAGAACCAGAAACATAAGCAACTGGAACTGTAAAATAAGCACCAGAATTGTCATTATGAAGCCCAATAATTTGAAAGAATGCATAATTTAGTGCGTTATTAAAGTCTGTTACTTTAATTGTGCCCTTAATAGCAGATGTTGAATCATCAATAGTCTGTAAGAACGAAGTAATGTCTACTGAGTTTGCATCAATATTATCAATGTAAAGTTGCGTTACAGATGAAAATGTCGTGTTGTTAAATTTAAAGTTACCCGAAGCAGGGTCTGTATTTGAAGTGTTAGTAAGGTATGTATATTTGAAAGTTTCTCCACCAAATGTGCCTGTAGCACCTTGTGTACCAATTGTTCCCTGTGAACCAATAGTACCTTGAGCGCCTGTAGTTCCCTGAGCACCTGTTGTTCCTTGTGCTCCAGTTGTTCCTTGGCTTCCTGTTATACCTTGTGGGCTTTGAATACCTTGTGTGCCTTGTGTGCCTTGTGTTCCCTGTGCACCAGTATTTCCCTGTGTGCCAGTTGCGCCTTGAGTTCCTGTGGTTCCTTGACGGCCCTGTACACCTTGTGTACCTTGCGCACCAGTTGTACCTTGAACTGTTGGTACGTTTACATCAATAGTTTTAGCGCCAGAGTTATAGGTAAAAGTAATGTTTGTATGAGTGCCACTGTTTAATGCGGTTGCTACTCGTGAGTTAGTAAAGTAAAGGTTACTTGTTCCCTCAGATAAATCGTCTGTTGTGTCTAATGCGCTATTTGCAATTGCTTGAGAAACACCGTATGAGTCAATAAAATACTGTAGGGTAGACCAGTGGGTAGTCCCACCAACACCTATTTTAAACTTCCCTGTGTCAGTTTCAAACCCAATTTCACCCTCAGAAAGAATAGGATTAGCAGAGGTCCACTGAGCCGCCGTACCGCGGCGTAATTGAATTTTAGTTGCCACTATGGAGTACCTCCATTTGCTAAATTAAGACCTACATAATTAGAAGTAGGTGCTCCTCCGTCTAAATCAGACACAGATGCTGGTACCCACTCAGACCCAGTATAAACGTATACAGATGTCTCTTGGGTATTAAAGTATACATCGCCAGCGTACCGACCAGTAGGATTTGTTCCACTAGCCAGTACGTTAACTGGGACTAATGCTTTTTTACTCATGTGTTATGCGTGGACTACTACTCGGTATGTCTCTCCTAAGGCAGGAGCTACTGCGAACCCAATAGTCACTGTGTTAGTAGTAATGTACGTTACATCAGTAACAACTTCCATCGCGCTAGAAATTTCATAGACAGTCACTTGAATGTCTGTAGTTCCTAAGTTGTGGCTAAGAGTA